CTATACCAGTATTTCCCGTCGCTGTAACCCCTGTAACTGGATACTTGGTATTTTGAGTCACAGTGCCAAGAGAACTCGTGGCTGCACTACCCGTAACAGAGAGTGTAGAGCTTCCTGCTTGTGTGGTTGTCCCTAATGCGCTAGTGGCTGCACTACCCGTGGCTGTAGCCTTAGCACCTGCCGCAACCGACTCATCACCAAAGCTAACAGTGGCTGTAACACCAACACCTGCAACATTTGCAGAACAGTTGGTTGTCTCGTCCCCCACAGCACTGGTGCCAGCAACACCTGTGGGTGATACAACACCTGTGCCTGTAACCGAAGATACAGAGTTTAGTAGTCCAGAGGCAACTACACCTGTAGCAACACCAGCGATGGAGGGTATGACAATTACATTACCAACCGCAGTTGTTGCGGCAACACCAGTGACAGTGACAGGTATGGCTTGGTTCCAAGCTCCTTGCCCCCAAGTGCCTCTACCCCATCCCGATACGGTCACCGTGTCACTCCGTTACGCTATGCGAATAATAGCGTTACTTGCATCGGCTGTTGGAAACTGAATGGTAAAAGTGCCAGAGGTAGACGTTTTATTAGAGGAAAAGTCCAACACTGCAACAGCTTTGTTACTGTTTGTGCTATTGTATATCAAAGCACCCATCGCTGTGATAGTGGCTGTGGTAAAACTAAGATCCGCAAAATCAGTAAACGCCGTGGTTCCAGATGTCGTCGGGGCCACTTTAGTAAGTGTACCACCTCCTGTTGCGTATGTGCCACTAGAAGCCACCTCACCTGTTGTAGTGAAAGCCGTGGTAGTTGCACCCAAAGTCGCTGTGGTGCTTGACTTACCGCCGCTGCTTTCTGCATACAATGCAAGTTTAAAAGCGTTACCGTTTGTTGCGAAATTGTGCGTACCCAACATCAATTCTTGCTTGAATGCGGTACACATTGCTTGTGCTATTGCCATTACAGTCTCCCTATAGCGTCAGCTAGTTGATGTTGACCCGCCTCACGGACCTTCGCACAGATAGTAGCACGTTCTTCCCTTCTAGCCAACTCCACATAATATTGCACCAAATTTCTTACTTTATCCTTGAACGCTTCTGCTTGCAATCGTATGGGTTCTGGAGCTTCATCAGAAATGTACATTATTTTATTCGCTGCCATATCAGCTATTTGATCGTTAGACAAACCACCATTGTCAGACGAAACAACATTAACCGATCCCACTGATCCAATATTAACTTCAAACATGATCATGCCTTCCAAATATTATAGGTTCAGATTCTCCCAAAGCGCCATCAACTGGCTCTGGAGGATCAAACTGTGATTGTTTTGTAATTAAAAGATTACCCTCTTGAACTGTTTGAATCAAAGGATCGTCTAATCTGTGATAACCATACAGCTTTTCGTTATCTGGAACATTTGTATCCAGCAAACCTGACCGATGAGCCACTTCTATTTTTATTCCCTTAGCTATGGCTGTGGCGCACCAAAATTCAACACAGGCTCTGCCTGACTCAGCCATATTCACATTTTTGTATGTAAAATCTATTCCATACAAACAAATTTTTTTAACTTTTTTCCATACAGCGTAAGCAATAGCGTATGCAACTGTATTGTTAAAATAACAAATACCTGTATCTTTCACCACTTTTTCTAATGGATATAGCTCTATGGATGGATAATCTTTATGCTCAATACAGGAATAAATTGGTGCTGCATTCTTTGCAAGAAACTCCCGCGCCACACCAGTTTGAGATCCTGCGTTTTCTGTGTCTATAAATCGAGACACAGGATCCATCATAAATGTTCTATCAACATGAAGTATTGCACCTATGCAATTTATACCCCACACCTCATCAAAATCTTGAGAGGCAATACGCGCAGATATGTAATCAGCGTAGCTGCCACCAAGCCCAACAATGGCTATTTTCATGTCTTGCTTGCCCTTACTAACCCTTCACGATATGCGTCTGTGTTTTCAATACCTTGCGCGTAATTTTGTAATCTTTGTATAGATTCTGCGTATCTAGCAATATAAAGCTGAAGCATATCTGTCTCACCTTTCATAAAGGTGTAAGCCTCTATAAGACTTGCGTACAAAATAGAATTAGGTGCATTTTCACTTAACCAAGTTAATGTCGTGTCATCAGAAAGTGAAGCAATGGTTCCTGTTGCGCCACTCGTGCCACCTGTAACTGTTTCTCCAACAGTAAAATCACCCGTAGGAAGAGTTATCACAAATGCCGTAGCAGAAGTTATTGAATTAATTGTTGTACTTTCTCCGCTAGTGCCACCTGTAACGGTTTCATTAGCAACAAAAGTTCCTGAAACATTACTCACTGTTAAAGTAACTTTGCTTGCTGTAAGACTAACTGGCCTATAATAATAATGAAGCTCAGACGCAAAGTTTGCATTTGGGGTGGGCGCAAGTATAAAATTGTTTACATCATATACGGCATAATATTTTGGAACACCAGTTGCGCCTGTAGGATTAAATTCTTGTAAAAAATTAACATCTTTAAATAATAAAAATTCTTTTGAACTAGAATTTTCTATGGATAAACTAAAAGACGCTAAATAATCTGTTGGAACTGCTAAAAATTGATTTGAAGAAGTCATTGTTCCAGAAACATTTTTACGAAAAAAATCTAAATCAACTTCTTTTAAAAGTCTTTCTTCTGCATTTTTAATAAAAACACTTAAATTTGAGACAAAAACAGTTTCCTGATTATCTGTAAAATCTTTTATAGCCTTTTTTAACTCTGTATATGTATAACTCATGGTGTGTTCGCCTGTCCGCCCATGCCACTATGGTTGGTGCAATAATAATACAACGTAGGAGCGCCACTGGCTACGGTTATTTGAGTGTAAGCTCCTGAAGAGCCTGGTGTGCCGTTTGTAGTTACGCCAGTAGTATATTGTGAACCACCTCCATGTGTACCGTCTGAAGTAGTGCTAAACCTTAAAGGATGTCCAGAATTACTACTATCAGATTGATCAAATCGGAATGTGTTACCTTCAGTTAAACTAACAGTAGCTTGTTGTGATCCATTTATCGCGTACTTATTACCGTAAGCTGTACTAACGACAGTAATCGTGTAAGTCGCAGCTATTGTTAAGCCACCTGTTCCAGAAGCGGTAACGGTACCAACTAAGCCTGTTCCTGTAACACCTGTGATTGTTGCGCTAGTTGGCGTAATCACATTACCGCCAAAAGTAACAGTTCCAACTTGTCCTTGCATTGCAGGAATTAAAGGCTGAAACAACAATGTCCCAACATCAAATGCTGGAAAAGAAACCGTGACACTAACTATGTTATTAGTATCTGGACGAGGATCTCTTAAAGCCTCGGCATCTATGGCGCGGCGGACAGGTTGTATTTGAGGATGTTTTTCTTCGTACTCATCCTTTCCTACAAGCAATCCGTTCCATTCTTTACGCATATCACGCAATCTGTATCGGAAACCAGATCTGTCAGAAATACCATAAGCATCTTTTCCAACAGCGTATTTACCCATTATGCTATCCTGTAGAATTGCAGATTAGGACTCACACTGAACGAAGCTCTATCACGATCTTCTGCTTGAGCCTTGTCAAACTCCTCATCATATATTGTTTTTAACAACTGTATTCTGTCTGGGGCTTTTTTAATCGCAAGGTAATAAGCCAAACCAGCCGCTAAACACGGGTAAAAACGAAAAGGCACCTCTACCGTATTGGTAAAAGTATCAGCGTCATCAATCCTTGTTAAACAGTCATAAACCAGTACATCTGTACTGTTTTCAGGAGTAGGCCATATTTTTATTGCAGGTGTAATTTGCCTATCAACAAAAAATTGAGATGGCCTACCTTCAGTAGTTTTTGAATTAATGGAAAGATAAGTGTCCCTGCTTATTCGACTCATGGATAAGTCAGATCCACTACGCCTTACCACCATTGACAAGACATCTATAACGTCGGCATCAAGGTTATAGCTTGATGTTCCTGATGTTAATGCTTGCGTTCTTTGAGTTATGGTCCATTGATTCAAGCCACGATTAGCCCAATCAGCGAACATTAAATTCAAGGAACGTTTTGCGGTTTTTAGGTCATAACCTGTTTTGACTTCCAAGCCACAACGCTCAAAAGCTTCTTCAATGTAATCACTTACATCAAGCTCAAAATCAGTTGACCCAGAAACAGCCATTATTTCTTGACCTTACCGCCACGCATCATGCCCATAGCCATGCGTTTACGAGGAGATACTGCTTTTGTAGCACCGCCGCCCATCATCTTTTTAGGGGCAACTTTCCCACCGCCACGCATACGTCTGGCTTTTTTAGCTGCGCCGCCACCCATCATTTTTTTAGGGGCTGTTGCACCACCGCCACGCATACGTCTAGCTTGTTTTTTCGCACCTGGCATTTTCATGTCTCCTGTATCTACGGTTTAAGATTAAATTAACATAGTCTTCTGTATTATAGTTTTTATAGTATCCCATTTTTTCTAGCCTTTGACTAGCATCATCTAATTCTGACAGTCTTTGTATAAATACCATCGTAAAATTTGTTTGAAAAGCAAGCAACCAAACATCCATTTTATTGTAAGCAAACCATTCATTCATGGCTATACAAGCTGCTTCAACTTCTTCATATGTCTGTGATGGCTCCTCTTCAAAACAAATTATAACAGAGTGTTTGTCGCTAAAATTCTTGCATCGACCTGATATAGTTTTCCACAAATCCTCTCTATCAAGACACTCAATAACCAACAGTTTTTTATCTATAAATGCTTTTTTTGCATAAGGACAAGGAGCAAAACCCAAATCAGGGTCTACCACACTTAAATCTGTCATTATCCAGTTTTCAATAATGTCTTTTATTTCTTCTTTCTCTTTAATGCCTTCACCCTTCTTGGTTTACCTGCTGGTTGCCCAAGCCTCTTTTTTTGCGATACCCTACTGCGCTTTTCAGCGGCTGTCATTTCTTTGGTGGTTTTTGGGGTCTTAGAAGAGATACGTTTGGTGGGGCGGCAATATGGAGTACCCCGTTTTTCACCTTTGCGACGCCCACACGGTTTCCCCGTGGAAACGTCCTTCCAGTCTTCCTTAAACCATCTCTTGAGTGCCAACCCACTTTTGGTTTTCCTCACGGCCATCTATTACCTTGCCCCTTTTGCAATAGAAATCATCATTAAAAAAAACAAACCTGCTGAAACTATAATTACCCCTACAATTAAAAGCGCAGTTTTTACATTTTCTTCTGTCTCTCGCGCTTTTCTCATTTGCTCCCTTCTGGCTATAGCAGCTTGCTCTCTGGCCTCCTGAATACGTTTTGCTCTCTCATCCACTATACTTCTCCAGGTTCCATGACCAAAACGCATGTCCACCATAGTAGCTATTTCCTGCATTTGCTCTTGAGCTAATTTAGCATCTATAATCTCTCTGGCAACATTGCCTACTCCAAACTGATCCCCTACTCCTACACCAGACTTTTTGTTGCGTTTTTGTTGAACTTGTTTTTCGCCTTCAAAAAGGTTATCAATATATCCAGCAATTTCAGATACATCATTGGCCGTTCCAATGGCACTCTTAATGCCATCGACTGCACTTTTGAATAATGCGAATCCTGCCAGAGCAGTCGAAATTGGTTCCATTTTTTCCTACGAGTATTTAGTTGCTTTTCTTTTGTTACTCATGACAACACCGCAACCTCTAGCAACATTTGGATTGCTAGAAGGCCGTTTTGCCCTTGTAACTGCCCCTCCATTATTCATTGTAACTGCACCACCAAGAGCTTTTTTCTTGGCTTTTTTCTTCTTGCCTCCAGTGCCATAATTAGCGGCACCAACCTTTCTGCATTTTGCAATAGCGCCTGAAGCATAAGCGCTTGGGAAAACCCTGTATCGGGCTTTTACCTTTCTGTAACAAGCGTCTTTAGGCATTTTTTTTACTCCTTCGTAAAGACTCTTTGCCCCTCTTAAAAATATTTACCACTTCATTTTTGCCCATAACTTTGGCTCTTTGTTCACCAACAGTCAATATTTGTATCTTTCTAGCAAAAGGTTTATTTATTTTTTTAACTTTTGCAACGGTGGCTCTAGCATCAGATGGAGTTGCAAACTTTATTCTAACTGTGTCCTTCGGATTTTCATCTGTGTATAGTCGCCTACCACTACCTTTTGGTTTTTTCCCCGTGCCAACTTTAGGATCTCGTCTTTTAGAAGACACCTCTAAACCCAAATCCTTTTACTGCTGCACCAGCTCTTCTTGTATCCATACCATTCATTGCAAATGTTTTAACGTTAGTAGGTTTGCCTCCAACTCCTTGAGGTTTACTTCTTTTGCGTTTGACTGCTGATCTTATTTGACTTTTACTCATTTTGGCTGCTTTAGCTGCAGGAACACACTTTGGATACTTTCTTTTTCTATCTGCTTTAAGTTTTGACCTACCACACTTGGCAAAGCCTCCACCTTTTTTCTTTGATCCGATGTCAACC